TTCTTTTTCTTCTTTGGGGGTTTCCGAACCTGCTTGGAAGTCTGCCCACCTTGCGAAGTTTGGGACAAGTCCTTGTTGAAGTCGTGAGGCGCACTCCTGAACACCCACGACACAAGTTTCATCAAAAATCTTTTCATCTCTACGCTCACCTATTGTTTCTGTATAGAATCCTTTTCGTTGAGGAAATGCTACTTCATAACACTCTTCAAACAAATCTTTAAACTGATCTTTTATATGTGTTGCTTTTTCATAACGACTTAATAATGATTTAACATTATCATCTGTTACAAATGAACCGTCCATCATTTCCATTAAGCATATCCTCTACCACCAGATTGTCCTGTAATTAAAGATCGTCTACCTTGAAAACCTGACTTTCTTCTTTGACGAATGGCTCTCTGCAACTGTTGTTCTTTTCTTTTGCGTATTTCCATTTTTTCTTTTTCAGTAGCACCTTTGACTTCTTGATAAACTACATTTTGTATATTACTTATAGCTTGTTGAGAACCACCCATTGTTGCAAGTTGTTCATCTAAATTTACAATAGATTGTTCTTCTGTATCTTTATCTTTAATTGTACTTGCATCATCTGCTGCTTTATCTTCTTCTTCTACTTTTGCAGTTGCTGCATCTGCTGCTGCTTTTTTTTCAGCAGCTAAAGCTGCATCTATATCAGCTTGACTAAATGGTGTTGTATCGACAGGGGGTGGGGAACTTCTTCTTCTACACATAATTACATCCTTGACCAAAATGATTTACGTTGAGCAGTGGGCTTACGTTTAAATACATCAAATCCTGTACGAGCTTGAAAAGGCATTGCCATCTTTTGATTATTCATTAGACTTCTACCTTCCCCTGCACCAATAAGTAAATACTGTAAGGCATCATGTATGTGTGAATACATATTCTTTTCTGGTCTATCATCATATCGTTCTCCAGAGGCTTGTATTCTTTTGTAGGCGTAACCACCTTCAAAACCCTTTATCAGACTTGGACATCGTCGGTCAACTAAAAAAGCAGATTTACCATCTGCCATTTTATTAAGCTGAGAAGAAACAGCTTCTAATCTTAGGTCTACACTATTGCTTGGAGCAGGTGTTGCTCGTAGTCCTGCACCTCTTAATATTTGAAATGGTGTGCTTTCATCTGTCTGCGCTCTAAAGTCTCCTGCTGGATCGCCATAAATATATACTTCAAGATTACCAAAGCGTGTTGCTATTTCCTGTCTAAGAAGTTCTGAGAAACGAACTATCCCCATATCAATAGCTACAATCTCTGACTGTATAAGCCATCGACCTCTTACCTTCTGACCAAATACAGCAGCAGGAGTTAAACCAAAATCAACTCCAATATACAAAGGAACACCAACAGCAATAGGTATTTCTTCTGTAGCTATATGAGTTTCGCTTACAAAATGTGGATATACAGGTTTGCCTTCCTGTATAGTTCCAAGTCGATTCATAACATAAACATCAATCCAACTTTTCGTTTTACCTCTTACTAAGTTAGGATAATATGTTTTAAGCATATTCCTTCTGTTTTCTGCTTTAGAACTTTCCTCATAACTATCAACTGTACCTTCGTCTGTTAGCTTTTCTTCCATAGCAGGAGGCTGAGAATAGAAGTTCCAGTTATCAGGTTTAACCAACATACGAGTTTGATCTATTGGAATATGATCTGGTATAGGTACTTCCCCTGACATAATTGCCCACCAATGATCTTCTTCTGGTGCATTAGTATCTGCAATAACTCCTGACCAACTTGGTCCACCTTCTCGCATAGAAGGATAACGACCAACTCTCATGGTACACGCATCAATAATACTCTTGGGTATTTCTCTTGCTTCGTTAATCCATATACCAGTTAACTCTAATGATAGAAGTTTCTTTACATCTTCTGGGCGATCAAGGGCTAAGAACAAAATCTCCATATCCAAATCAGCTTTTTTAATGTGGTGTGTAAATGGTACAGACCACATAAACTTTCCCCACTCTTCTTCTGGAAACCAATCAAGCCAAGTCTTTATTGTGGTAGTTCGCAACTGAGGATTGGTGTTTCGTATAATCGCCCATCGACTTCTACGCACTCCATCCTTATTTGGTTTTTGCATTATTGATCTGCGAAAGACTTCAACACAGCAACTAACAGACTTGCCACTACCTACTGGTCCTCGTATTCCACGAAAGAAAGTATCATCACGCATAAAGTCTTTAAGTACCTGACCATCAGGCTTGTACTTAAATTCTATCAACCTTATAGTCCTTCCCTATTTTCTCTAGCTTTTCTAAAGTAGAAGGAGCTAGGGAAGAGATTAATTTATCAGCTTCATAATCAGTACAGAAATCTTTTGGAAAGTGTTTCATGTGTACCTGTTTTACAACAGTCCTTAGAATGTTTCTATCTTCTTGCGATAGTTTGTGAAGCCAAGCCATTAATCAAGTACATCTTGTGTTATGCCATCAGCAAATATATCAGCAAGAGCTTGTTTTCTTGCATCATCAGCATCCATTCCACCATAACGGTATCTTTTATATAAACTTTTATATCTTGCCATATCTTCACTTCTATCTATTCTAAGACTTCGACCACCTGATATTTGAACAGGTTTTTTTACAAAAGATTTAATTTCTTTGGATATTTTTTTATCCATTGCAGCTATTGCTTTTTTATCAACTGCCATATCTATCTCCTAACTAAACTTTCTGTAACTAGCTGTTTTCTTAGAAATAGACTTAGGTTGTTTGGAAACCTGCTTGCCTTTTCTCATTGCAGCCCTCTTTGCTCTTGTTGTTCTGCGATACTCTTCATCACTTAAAGCCTTAATAGCTTTCTCTGGTAAGTATCTTTCACCAGTTTTCAAAGAAGGTTTACCAGATTTAGTTCTCCACTTCTGGTCAGTCCATGCCTTTAAACTTCTTTGAGACTTCTTCATGCCTTCTTCGTGGTATAACCACCACCCGCTTTTTTATAACGCAACGCTAGTAACTGTGCTTTACGAGCAGACCATTGACCTGCTGAACCACCCTTTGTACCACGCTTAATAGCAGCAAACATTCTCTTGCGCATTGTTGGATTGGTGTAATTACCTGCTTCGTTTACAGCCATTACTTCTTCTTTTTCATAATAGCTTTTTGCAAAGAAGGAGGTAACTTCTTTTGTGAAGCAGTCATTTTCTTAGCACCATTCTTTGCAGGTGGTCTGCCTTTCTTACTTCCATACGTCCCTTTACCCATCGGCATAGTAATACTCCTTATGCTTTTGCTTTATTGCGTTTACTAATCGCTCTTGCCTTTGCTCGAGCATCAGCTTTACTACTTGCACCCCACGCTTTTAGGCTGAGAAGAAGTCTAGTTGGCTTACCCTTACTATCCTTTTCTGGTCCTCTCATACCACCCATGCGAGCTAAGAAAGAAGCACGACGAGGATTATCACCACGTTTAACTGGTGGCTTCAATGTACCCTTCTTATAAGAAGCACGACCCTTGGCGTTTAAACCACCTTTGGGATTCTTGCCTTCTTTTCTAGTCCATGCAGGTGTTTTCATGTTTTTACCTTTACAGTAAAAATATATTTTTGAAAAGCTTTTTTAACAATTAATGTGAGGGGTAGACATACTAGTATATTTAGTGCCGTACTTTTTGAACCACCCCTAGTAACTTCATACATACCAACCGTGAATTTCCATGAGTTATTCCTTCGTCAAACTCATATACAGGAAATACACTCAACTAGGATAAAAGCAACACATTAACCCAAATCAATAGACACCTTAATATCACCCTGATGTAAATGCAGATGTTTGTCTGGTGCTTTGAACCCTGCCCTGTCTAGTATGTCCTTACTTGCTTCAAGCTGTACATACTCACTCTTAGCTCCTTTGGCAAGTCTCACTAGCTTACTGGAAGCAATCGTAGCATTCAATCCAATACTATCCTGTATACATCGCATCATGTACTCTTGCACGTGTGGTATCTTCAAAGCCTTGCTAGCAGTCACTCTACCTGCATCACCCTTTGCATATCCTGCAATCCTTGACGCTTCTGTTATACTACATCCTGTTGCTACGAGTGTATCAACCAACTTCATCTGTTTCTCAGTTAACTTAACAATCTGATTCATACCATTGATCCCCCCCCTACCCCCCCTTATGGACTACTCTCAAATACCATGTCAAGACGTAATGTTGCAACAGACAGTCTCAACAATGACACACATAACTAACATTCCTCTCTTGGCAACACTCGTAGAGGGCGTTATCCCTCTTTGGCTACAGGTCAGGGCTATTGCAAGAAACCCCCAATGGGTGTTTCTCACAAGGTGTTTCTCAACTGCGTAGATGCTAGTCGCATCTTGCAGAAACACATACAACGGAATGCGCCCTGACCTGCACGCCACTTTAAACAGTGAACCACACTTCTTACGTGGAGCGAAGCAACCAAGCACCTGTGGATAGGTCAGCACTCCGTCCCTTCTAGCACAACTGATCGCCATCGGCTGAGAAACACCCTCGCCACGTTTCCGTCACAAGAGTGACGGTAAGGGGTCGCTAATCGCGACACGATGTGTGATCTCGACAAAGAGGAGTTTCACAGGTCAATGGCGATAACTTCTGCTAGAATCCACGACAAAGTATGGTTTTCTGGAGGGTAGAATTAGTCATACTATATTCTAAAAACTTAAATCAAACTTAGGAGAACACGAAAATGAGTACTAAAACAAAAACAAGACCAGTAAAAGCAACAACAGTAGAATACAAAGTAAACAGAACACTAACCA